TTCCAATATACGGTCACTCAACTAATTATCTATGAGTACTTGATGTACTCCAATTGAGGCTCTTAATAGCCTTATTTCCAAATTAAATAAGAGGAGAACAACTATGGCAAAAAATGAATTGCTAAAAGAAGCGATTGCTGACGCGAAAGCGGTAAGAGAAACAGCACTTGCAAATGCAAAAATTGCATTAGAAGAAGCGTTCACCCCGAGAATTCAATCAATGTTATCTGCTAAATTAGCTGAAGAAGAAGAATTGGATATGGAAGAAGAAATGGAAGCACCAGAAATGGAAGCTGAAATGGAAGCTCCTGTAGAAGATGAAGCTCCTGTAGCTGAAGAAGGTAGAGGTATGAATGACAACGACGAAGATCCAACTGATATTCATTCTGAAGAAATGGAAGAAGAACCTGTTGCTGAAGAAGGCAGAGGTGAAGAAGAAGTAACTGAAGAAGAAGATCTAGAACTTGAAGCTATTATAAAAGAGCTTGAAGATGAAATGGGTATGGAAGAAGAAGCTGAAGAGCCTGTAACTGAAGAAGAAGAAGTTGAGGAATCAACTGTAACTGAAGCAGAAGGTGAAGAAGTTGACGAAGACATAAATCTAGACGAAATCATTAGTGCATTGAGAGAAGAAGAAGGTGAAGAAGAAGTTGCTGAAGAAGGTAGAGGCGATAAAGATGTAGACGAAGCTAAAGAAGATGATTTAGAAGAAGCTTACAACGTTATCAAATTCCTAAGAAGCAAGATCAATGAAGTTAATCTTTTAAATGCAAAATTATTATTCTCAAACAAATTGTTTAGAAATCATTCAATGAATGAAAACCAGAAAATGAAAGTTATTGAAAACTTTGACAGAGCGTCTAATTTACGTGAAGTTAAATTAGTATTTGCTACATTATCTGAGTCTTTCAACTTGAGTCCTTCTAGAACAAAAAGATCAATCAAAGAAAGCTATGCTTCAAAGTCTAGCGCTTCAACTGCTCCAAGTAAGAAAGTAATTTCTGAAGGAAATGATTTAGCGGCAAGATGGAAAAAGTTAGCTAATCTCTAAAATTAAAGGAGAAAAGAAAATGAACATAAATTCATTATTACCAACAGATTCACAAGCTAACCAAAATGCTGTGTCTATCCAACTTGAAAAGAAGTGGGAAAAGACAGGTCTTTTAGAAGGCATGAATAATGAGGTAGAAAGAAAAGGCATGGCGGTTCTTTTAGAGAACCAAGCTAAGCAATTAGTATCAGAAGCATCTGCAACTGGTACTGGTGGTAATGCTGAAGAGTGGTCGGGTGTTGCCCTTCCATTAGTAAGAAGAATCTTTGCAGAAATTGCTGCTAAAGACTTCGTTTCAGTACAGCCAATGAACTTACCATCTGGTCTAGTATTTTACTTAGATTTCAAATATGGTACAAACCAAGGTACAGATGGTACAGCTGGTGGTAACGACTTTGTTACTTCTGGAACAAATAAAGAAGAAAATTCTGTATTTGGTGTTACTAATCTTGCAAATGGTAATGGTACGGATGTAGCTGTAGAAGGTCTTTATGGTGCTGGTAGATTTGGTTACTCGATCAACGATGTAACTTCATCAGTATTAGCAACAGAATCAGTAGCATCAGATGCAACTGCAGTAACAAGTACTAAGCATGTAACAGGTTCTATTTCAGAAGCTGATTACGGATACAATTCAGAATTTTCATCTTCAGTATTAGCATCTGCAGCTAGAACAGTAGTAACTTTAGATGTTAGTGCAGATGATTTAACTGGTGCTGACTTTGAAGGTATTAGAGCATTCAACTTGACAGGTGATGCACAAGTAACAGCTGTATATCCTGAATTCACTAAATTGCACAAAAGAGCTGCAACAGATGATACAGTAAGATTCGTTGTTAAATTATCAGCAGAACATGCGATTGTTGATACATTGAAAGTAGCTTATCACAAAGCTCCAACTGCAACTGATAGAGGTGACTTTGAAGACGTAGCTGGAAATAAAATTCCAAATCAAGTATCTCCGGATGCATCTACTTTAGATATTCCAGAAATCAATCTTGAAATGAGATCTGAAGCGATTGTTGCTAAGACAAGAAAGTTGAAAGCAGTATGGTCTCCAGAATTTGCTCAAGACTTGAATGCATATCACTCAATTGATGCAGAAGCTGAATTAACTTCTATGTTATCTGAGTATGTATCTCAAGAAATTGATCTTGAAATCTTAGACATGTTGATGAACAATGCACAAACAACTGCATATTGGTCAGCAAGAATTGGATATAAATTTGATGCTGGTACATCTGCATTTGTAGATGATGCTACTGCAGGTCAAGCTTATAACCAAGGTACTTGGTTCCAAACTTTAGGAACTCAAATACAAAAAGTAAGTAACAAGATTCACCAATTAACATTAAGAGGTGGAGCTAACTTCCTAGTTTGTTCTCCAACTGTTGCAACTATCTTAGAATCAATTCCAGGATATGCTGCAGATACAGATGGTGACAAAGCACAGTTTGCAATGGGCGTTCAAAAAGTTGGTGCTATTAATAATAGATTCCAAGTTTACAAAAACCCATATATGACTGAAAATGCAATTCTAATGGGATATAGAGGATCTCAGTTCCTAGAAACAGGTGCTGTTTATTCTCCATACATTCCACTTATTATGACTCCATTAGTATACGATCCAAACAACTTCACTCCAAGAAAAGGTGTTATGACTCGTTATGCTAAGAAAATGGTAAGACCAGAATTCTATGGTAAAGTATTAGTAGACGGATTGAACAG